GTTTGCCTTTTGATGGCGCATACCATTGCGTAGCAGGATCAAACCAAATGGCAATATTTCCGCGACTCATGAGTGCTCGGTTATATGCGGGCCAATTGGTTGTGCGGTAGATTTTGTGTGTAGGCTTCTTCATTTGAAAATTATATCGCTGAAAAAGCCTTTACCGATAGGTTTGTGCAACAAAGCCGTTCTTATTAAATTTCAATTAGTGAATTTCTTTCATCTTAACCTTAGAAAATATCAGTATATCAAATCCTTACTATCTAATTAAATCGTTAAAATATAGGGTTTAGATTTAAACCCATATAACTATGTCAAACAAACTTGAACGTCAGAAATTGACTCTCCCAGCAGGTCACGACAAGCTTCTGCTTCACTCCTGCTGTGCACCATGCTCGGGTGAAGTGATGGAAACCCTAATTGAATCAGGCATCGACTTTTCGATCTTTTTTTATAATCCCAATATTCACCCTGTCAAGGAATATGAAATCCGTAAGGAAGAAAATATTCGCTTTGCAGAAAAACATAATATTCCTTTTATTGACTGTGATTACGATACAGACAATTGGTTTGCACGTGCCAAAGGCATGGAAAATGAGCCAGAGAAAGGTATTCGCTGTACCATGTGTTTTGATATGCGCTTTGAACGGACTGCCCTTTATGCAGCTGAAAATGGCTTCAGCCTAATTAGTAGCTCATTGGGTATTTCTCGTTGGAAAGATATGAAGCAGATCAATGATTGTGGGCATCGTTCTGCTTCACATTATGAAGGTATCACCTATTGGGACTACAACTGGCGTAAAAATGGTGGTGCTGTTCGTATGCTTGAAATCAGCAAGAAGGAAGAATTCTACCAACAAGAATATTGTGGCTGTGTATACTCCTTACGTGATACCAACCGTTGGCGTATGAGCCAAGGTCGTGATCGCATCAAATTGGGCGTGAAATTTTATTCGAATGCCACGGATGATGAAAGCTAAGCTTCAGTCGCCAGATACCAATTTTTCCAGGAACTGGTTCCACGGACTTCAATGGGTACAGTTGGAATCAGTTTTTCTTTTAGAACGTCAGTCTGTTCCACGGCTTTGGCAAGTCGGGCTTTCACAGAATGAATGCATTCACGATCTCCAAACTCACAGCGATCCAATGTCGTACCACCACAAGGACCATTCGCCAATCCTTTGGGGCAAGTTTCAGGGCAAATATATAAAGTATCTCCTAACCTACATTGACCACAACTTTCACAACCCACGACCCCTTGCTTAGAGATAAATTCAGTTTTGAACAATGCTTTTGCTGCAGGCGTATTTTCCCAGAATGAGGCTTTAAAAATAAAATGCCCCACACCTTTGGCAATTTTGGACTCAAATAGAGCCTTGTGCATGAAATGCAATTGCTGATATTTAATAAGCTGGCTAGAGGATGGTTGGCGGGAATAATAAGCTAATTGTGGCACGAGTTCCTTTTTAGTCTCCACTTGCCACAGTGCATTCCAGAGTGCTTCGAGTTCCTGTAAACCATAATGTCGATATTGTTCAATATATTTTTCTAAAAGCTTTTGCTCTTCAGGCTTATGGCATGCTGAAAGATGCACACCTGCAAAACCCAAATACTTACACATCAATATTTGTATAGCACAACGTTTATAAGCATTGTCGCCTAACCCATCCTGTTTTTCCTGAGCCAACACTCGTAACATGTGTAGTGTAATCACAATTCCTGCGACTTTATGTTTCACCATAAAATTGGCACGTGCCAAACTAAGTGGCATAACACAAGCAAGTATATTTTGTGGGTATCGATGACGATTTAAAAAAGCCTTGGCTTGTTTTAAAGCCTCCATATCGTAACCCAACTGGGTAACGATAAAGTCTGCTCCTGCTTTAATCTTTTTGTGAAGTTTTAAATATTGTGCATCACGTTCAGCTTCAGCATATTTAAAGGGATTAAAAGCTACACCAATATGAAATTCACCATAACACTTTGCGGCCATGACCGCATTTACAGACTCTAAATATCGAGTGCGATTCGTTCCATCTTGACCATTTGTATGCCCTTTTAACTTATCACCTGTGAGAAGCAGTAAATTTTTCTGTCCCGAAGCTTGAGTTGATTTTAAGAAGGTCTCAAAATCAGTAATATCCCGACCTTTCCCTGAATAATGGATGATTTTTTCCACTGATGAAGGAAATGTCTTCGCACATTCAAGTGGTGGCAAATCACTATCAGCATGCACTCGATCTGCCAAAGTGATCGCACATGGAAATTCTGCTAAAGACATTGGTACGGCAATGCCCTTAGCAGAACTTAAATATTCCAACAAAATACAAAACTGATTGTACTTAAAATGGGAAGCAAGCTGTGACATAAAATAAAGTTCAAATAAAAATGATTAAAGCAGGTCGCTATTATATTCGACCTAACAGAATCAGCCCGATTAATCTTAAACAGGCTGATATAGAAAATTTTAGTCAACAATTATGCAATGAATCTATTCACTACATTCAAACAGGCAACTTTCTCATTAGATTCTCGCTCTAATGTGAAATGAAATGCCTATTTTTCAAGAATATTTTGATACGGCTTAATGAAGTTCTCTTCTGTCCATTTACCTTGCTTAAGATTCAATTGAACACGTTCAGCACCGTCATAAACTTTACGAGTTAAGAGGAATCATTATTGTGAACAGACTATTTCTCTAAGTTGATTCATCACAACATGTAATTTATAGCCATAGAACCGGCCCATTGAGCTTTTACCACGAGATGCAATTTTAGATAATGATTTATAGCGGTGAATAGGTTTGTGCAACAAAGCCTATTCTAATTAAAACTTGGATTTCATAACCATTAATTCACAGTACAACTATCAATAAAATCGCCCCACCATTGCATCATTTCTATACGCTGATTAAAATATTCTGCATGATTATAACTCGCACGGGTTTTATTCTTATCAATATGAGATAGCTGTGCTTCAATCCAATTTGATTGAAATAAACCGGATTCATTTAATATGGTACTAAATGTTGAGCGCAAACCATGAGATGATAGTTCATTTTTAGTATATCCCATCTTTCTAATAATTAAGTTCAGGGTATTAAAATGAATGGGTTTATTATTATTTCTTGGACTGGAAAAAACATATTTGTCTCCATGAGACCAGATTAGTGCAGATCTTACAACTTCAAGTGCTTGATCAGATAGTGGAACTAAAAATTCAGGAATATCATGACCTAAAATAACTTTTCTTCTATATTGTTTAATATGTAAGGCTGGTATTTTCCATATTTTTTTATCCAGATCGAAGTGATGCGGTTCACAAAGCAGTAATTCTCCACCTCGTACGCCTGTATATAACTTAAATAATAGGGCTTTTTTAATAATAGGATCTGTATTAACCTGCTTTAATCTAGCTAAAAAGCTAGATAGTTCATCTGAGTTTAAATACGGATAATTTTTTTTAATTTTATTATTGATTAATATTTTATGAAGACCATGGGCAATATTATATTCACAATAACCCATTGCTACAGCATAATCATAAATCTGATTTAAATAACTGCACGCCTTTTTAACAGGTTCCTTTACTCCCCTGTTTTCTATTTCTCGAACCACTTTTACCAAGTCTAGGCGTTTAATACTGGAAAACTCAATATCCCCAATAATCGGTAAAATATCACTTTCTAGGCATCGTTGGGCCAGTTGCAAAACACCACAGCGCGGTTTATCTCCAAGGCTATTTTTTGTTTTAAAATCCATCCATTCATTCGCTACATCACTGAAAGTTAAAATCGTTTCAATGTCGGCCTGATTATCCAGTGATAGCTGAAAATCATCACGGGCCTGTCGTGCCTGTCTTAAGGTTAGATCGGGATAGGCCCCTAGTCTTTTTTCAGCCCTAGCCCCTTTATTGGTATAGCGATATTTCCAGTGCTTTCTACCGCTTGGCTCCACAACAAGGCTTAGTCCTTCATCATCGGCAAGTTGGTATTTTTTTGGTAAGGCTTTTGCCTTTTTTACTTGGGCCTCAGTCAGTGCCATTTCGTATATTCTCAATTTTCATAGAACCATTAATGACACACGATATTGATTTTTCATTGAAATATCAATGTTTTTGTGTGATGCGTTATATACGCATCACATTAAATTTTAAATTATTGTTTTTACATAAAAAAATGGCTGCTTTCTTAAAAAAACAACCATTTAAACAACCAAATTAATTTTAACTAAAATCGAGTGCTGCTTTTAGATCATCGACCGATCCAGCTTGATCAATCTTAGCCTGAATCGCCGCAAACTCATCACGAATAATCTGTCGCTTTGCTTCCGCTTGATCTGCATACATTGGAATTGTTGCTTCAATATCGAGCTGTTTAAATAGATCTGCTCGTTTATCTCTGCGCTTCTCATGCGTAATTTCTTTTGCTTTGTCTAAGTTGACCTGAATCATGCACCTACTCCATCAGTTAAAGTTGCTTCATCAATCGTCCAAGCGTCACGGAATGTTCGGTCTGTTGGTACTTCTGAATCTTCTACAATTTTGTAAGGTAATCCAGTAGGTACATCTTTCTTAGCAATTTCATCAATTGTCATAAAAGACAGTGCTTCATCTGTAGGGTGTAAAATAGAAACACCACCGCTGTCATTTTTATAAATAATTTTCATAGTTTATCACCCGAATACTGCTAGAGATACATAAATTGCATCAGAAGGAGTGTCACCCATACTTCCCCCGAAACACGCTATGTGGATTGTTGTGATTGATGAAATATAGGCTTCTGCACCACGAGCGTTTGCAGAGGTGGTTGTCTCCGCTTGTGTCACCACTGGGCATAAATTTGCGCTTGGTAAAGCTGTAGTTAAATTTACAGTGTAGTCCCCAGTTCCGCTATCAGTAATACTGCTGACATTACCACTAGCTCGGATTGCAACCGTACCCGTACCATTGAAGTTTACCCAAGCTCGGCAAGCATACATCGGGGCATTGCCAGTTACATTTAAGTGGCTCTGGATACCACCTTTTAGTGTGCTAGGGACAATCGCACATCCTGAATCCACACCTAAAATAACCTCAGACTGTGTGGCAATACGCTGCTGTGTAGCCACAATTTTACCGTCAGTGTCTAGCCCAGCATAACCACCAGGCACCCCTTTGTTTGCACCATCCTCTTTAAATGAAAGTGCAGTGTTAATTTCTGTCTTGGTGTAAGCATCTGTTATGCCATATCCATTAAGTGTGATTGGGGTGTTTATTACATCAATCCATGGAATAGCAAAAACACCACCCTCTGTTCCAGCAGGATCAACCTCAACCAATGTCTTGATCGTGCCATCCTGATTCAGGGTGATCACAGGGATTTTTACAGAACTACCAAAGGCATAGTCAGCGGTTACAGCCTGCGGTTTGAGCGATAGCGTCAAGCCTGATTCTATTGCTCCGCCACCTTGTAAATTTCCAAGCGTTTGAATCTGTGTAGACTTATCCACTTTCTGATTATAGATATACTGGTTCTCTTGAAGCACGTGCCATAAACGATCAATGTCGTTATTCAATACATCAGGGCGAAATGAATTGCCATAGGCTTGATATGTGACTTCACGATTTAATGCTGTGGAACGCTTGATGCCAACGATAGCTAGGTTTGCTGGAGCAGCAACGAATACAACATTGCCACCAGTGAAGCTCCACAGTGTTGGCGATTGCTCCACGCCATTAATGGTGACAATCAAGGTATCTTTAGAAAGGCATTGAAAGGTGACGGCAAAACTCGTTGTCACCCCGTTTGCTGCGTATTCCTGGTATGGCGTTTGAACAGGTACTGCCATGACTTACCCCTAATATTCAAAGTCTAAGGTGGCCTCAACAACACCACCATCTGTTCTCCAATTAGGCGATTCATTAACTTCATTTTGTCTGTGTATTTTACCGACACGTTCAGGGGAATCAGTTACAGCGCCAGCTAAAGAATCCAAATCATCATCATCTTGATCAGCAATTGCGGGGTTAAACATACGCATATTTTTATATTGTCTTGAGCTGTTCTCACCTTCTTCTGGTGTATCAATCACAGATGTATGAACCCATAATAGACCTGACATTAATGGACCTTCTAAAGCCTCCAAAATGCGTTTGTTTTTATTACCAGTGTTATGGACTTCATTTACACCACAGCGAATACGACGCGCTTTTAAAGCACCTTTAAGTGATGCAGGTGCAAAGTTGCCAATACCATTAGTTTCAATACTGATACTTGGCACATTGAACTGCTGAATCAAGTCACATAACTGCCATACCTGACCGCCGATAATATTGCCTTGTGCATCATGCGTGACCACCTCACCAGTAAGTGCTACGGATCTATGCCAGTACTTATTACCGAAGTCATCATGCAATACCAAAGCAACTGATGAGATATCTGATTTAAGCTTGCCTGATGATGGGTCCCAGCGCATGGTGATACCCACAATCTGACGCTCACCAAGCATCATGATGTAGCGACCATTTGCAAGTTTCAGCACTGGCTCACAGTCATAAGGAATCATTTTGTCAGGATCTAAACGCACATCACCGATAGGCTTAGCATGAAGCTGATATTGTGAATCCCTTTCATTGATCGTGCGGCATTCTCTGCGACGTTCTTCCATGACTTTTGGCGTGAATCTTTCTGGCCATAACGCTTCACTGTAGACATCAATCAAATAATGGCTCTCAGTGAAAATAATCCTGTATGAATTGCCTTGTTGAATAAACTTATAATCTTTGCCTTCTTTCAATAGCTTGGCTTGAGACCCAATTCCACTGAACACATAGACTGGATCAAAATCAACAATGGCTTCAGATACGCTCTCAAAGCGTTTTTCTTTCTCGTACATTTTTAGCACCAAGCACTTTGCACCTAGTTTCTTAATATCGGTGTATAAGGAATCATGAGTGTGTGGAGTACCAACAAAAAGTCGTTGCCCTCCGGGTATCAGAATGAAGCTTTGCTCACCAAGACGGTAACGCAGTTTTTCACGCGCTTCAGGTGTACCAATATTTGAAGGTACTTCTACGTCATCATTCTGAATTTCATTGGCACGTGAACCAGTCACATTGGAAAGAATGCCACGCGCATGAATAGATCCGTGACGAACGTCGGTGCAGCCTGATACCCACCATTTCTGCGTTTCACCACGTGCCTTTTTAATGCCGAATAGGTTGCTCAGTGGGTGACGCTCTAATACCTGTTCTGTACCACGGCTGACTTTGTAAGCATCAGGATCTGTCGCCCCTTGATGCAAAATCAAATGCTCAGGATTGCAAAATAATTTCCACGCATTATAGATATCCAAGATCGTTGACTTGCCGTGTCCACGCGGCATCATCAATAAACCAAGCGTGCCGTAATCTTCTAAGAAGTCACAGACATCTAAGTGGAAATCAGGCACTACCCAATTCAGCGTTTCAGCATAAACAAGGTAGAACGCAGCAAAGCTGACTTTCATAATTAGCTCGGACGTTGCTTACGTGCTTCTAATTTCTCTGTCACAGCTTTAAGAAGTTCCATTGCTTGTTGTTCAGGTGTAATAGATCGTTCGTCGGTATTTCCTTTTGTCATCTCATCATCATTCAGAACACGCTTAATTTTCTCCATGCATGACAGAGCTTCTTTCGCACCCTTATAAAGCCAAACCTTATCGCCACGCCCTTTCTTATCAAATAGGTCTTGTCCATAGGCTTCAGTCATTAAGTCCACGGTATCTTCGGCTGACATCTCCAAGCAGAGTTTTAACTTCTCACGTGTTTCAGGTTTTAAGTGACCTTGTTTCTTTTCTTCTGGCATAAAAAATCCCCCATACATGATTCATATATACGGGGGATCGGGTTTGGGTTTGTTGGGTAAGTGGTTTATCGAAAAAATTAAATAGAAAAGGCTGCATCTAGCAGCCTTTTTCTTAAACTATAATTTATGCAACAGCTTGTTCAGACCAACCACCTTGTTGCTGATGTGAAAAACTTGCTTTCTTTTCACCATTTTGACGATCAAGATGTGCAATCTTATCAAGCATATTTCTAATATCGCTTCCTTTTTCTACGCTTCCTTTATATAGGACACGCAATAAGCGATCACTCGGTTTAGGAATTTTAGATCTATGTGTTTCCCAAGCCCGAACACTTGACTCGGAAACACCTAAGATTTCAGCTAATCCGCTTTGAGAAAGGTTCATTTCTTTGCGTAAAAACCGAACTTCAGCACCAGATAAACGAGGCTTATGAGTTACTAAGTTCAGTCCAATCACACGATGTAAGCCTTCGACATCAACAAAAGAAACAACTTTTCCATATGCTGTATCTTTTTCGATGTAACCATTTACTAACCAAACATCGCGTAAACCGCTTTCGGTGTAATGGTACATAATTAACCTCTAATTACCGTGATCACCACACAGTGATCCTTGGTTTCATCGTCATAGTCCAGCACTACGACTACACTTAATACGTCACCTGCAGAAATGACGGATAATTTCATTTTCCAAGATCCGTTAGTCTCTCTATACGGACCTTCTTCAAACTGACCGTGCTCCATACAGCAAAGTATTTGAGAAGGTGTAATCTTTCTCTGTTTCATGCGCTTACGAGCATGATCAGTATAAAATACCTTGCTAGAATCCTTTGCTAGCTCTCTCAATTTCGATCTTGCGACTGATTCTGAGAGATCTGAAAACATTATTATATTGTCGGGTTGTTCCATAAGCGCACCGTCAGTTTCTGACGGTATTATTCAACAAAAAATACGCTCAAGCAATAGCCAAATTTAATTATCGTATTGTTCTATCGAAATCAGGAGCTTGAATATCACCAATATCATCACCCCAAAAGCGTGTGCGGTCTTGCTGTCGTTCTGCTTTCTGCAATAACTTTTCACGATAACCCGGTGCAACAAAATCCTGTATTTCATCAAATACCATTCGATTAGCAGCCGCTTTCGTGTACCACAAGTTTTGCGCTGGTACTTTTCCTTTTAGAAACTTAAATGCTTCATTACCCGCATTAGTTTCAATGCCATTACTGGCCTGCATTGCATTACCAACAGTCAAAGACAATATTGTTTTCAAATCTGAACCAAATGGACCAGAAAGAAAATCTGCTGTATCACGACCACTCGGATCCATACCAGCCACCAAAATATCCCCTAATACTGGTAGACCTCCACCAGCAACGAATGAGCGTTTAAAGAATTCTAATGACTTCTCGGGGTCATCGCTGTCCCACATTGTTTGAGGATCATTACCAGCAAATAGCTCTTTTAATTGAACAACTAGACCACCTAAAACTGTTGTCATGGCAATCAATGATGTTGCATATCCAACTTTACTCATGTTGGTTGGCTGGCTCATTGCACGGCTACCATGGCGCATTAAGAATGCCGCAGAAAATGATTTGAATTGCAGCATTGATTTTTGGATTTCCCCCATGGCTGTACCCTTTCTAGTACCAGGTGACATCCATGTTCTTTCACGCAGTCCAGCTTCTACAACTGCCATGCCCTGTTCATCTAGCAAGTGAGCTTGAAAACTTGATGCAATCTCGTCACGAATACGTTGTGCTAAAGCTGCTTTTTCACCATCAATGCTGCCAGCCAAACGATTCATAACATGCTCACGCTTAACTTGTCTTTCAGCCACTTTGGTTTGATAGTCTGCAAATTCCGCATCCAAGGCATTCACACGCTTATCAAGCTCTTTAAATTTTTGATTAATGGCCTTATTTGACCCGCTGTCTGCTTTACGCATTTTTGCGCGTAGTTCTGTAATCCTTCTTTCCGCATTACCTAAGCGATATCCAAGATCTTCACCGCTCTTGTAGTTTCTACGAGCATTACGGGAAACTGAAGATTCAATTTTTTGATCCGTCTTTCCTTTAATTCTTGTTTGCTCAGTAGCCTTGCGAATTTCAAAATCAGTTTGAATCTGTTCTTGTTTTAAGCCAATTATCTCCTTTAATTCATTTAAGGCATCTACTTCCCTTTGAACATTTACGTCACGACGTGTGGCATATCGATTCAGGCGTTCTGATAACTTATCTTCATATTCAGCAAGCTTTTCTTTGGAAAGCTTAGTTTTGTTATTCAACAGGTCATTAAAATCATTAAACTTGCCCTGAATCTCTTTCTCAAAAGTCTTGACCTTGGTATTCAATTTAGCTGTTTTTGTAGCAACTTTATTGTCCAAACTCTCAAGTATTTTGCCTAGTTTTTTAGCCTTGTTCGTCAGGTTATCAATGGTCTTGCCTTGGGTAATTCCATCAATAAAGCCTTTAAGGTCATCTTGATTTGCTATCGTACGAAGATAGGCATTCATATCTGATTGTGCTGCCACAGCTTCTTTTTGCGCATCAATCAAATCAATACGGTCTTGTAATTCCTGCTTTTCAATTTGTGCTTGAGCATCCTTGCGATTCGCATAATCTAAGAGACGTTGCGACAATTGCCGCTTGATATCATCGACCTTCTGCATGCGGTTGGATATGCGCTGGTCATCAACTGCATTACGGTCATTCAGCTCATTTATCTGCGAGTTAATTTCTCCCACAACCCGCTTAACATCACCATCCATTGCGGCCAATAACTTATCATCTGGAATTTGATAAATAGAACGAGCTGACATCAACTGATTACCTTTGCGGTCAACGACAGGATCAGCTAAACGCATCACTTCCCATGCACGTTCACTGAGTCCAGTCTTTTGCATGAGCTCACGGTCTAATTCATCCAATTCTGACCATGCTTTAGATCGGCTTAAACGTCCGTACTTCTCCATGAGCATTTTAGTGAAACCAACTTTTGAAGCTGCGGTAAGTGCATTTAGACCTGATACACGCATAACCTGAGAAGCAATGCCGCTTGATACACGTGCCAGCTTTTGAGACTTACCACTTACAGACGTTAGACCATCATCAGACCAGCGAGCAATTGAACCTAACATTTCCTCAGTTGCTAAACCCAAGCTATGTGCAAGCTCACGATCTTCTTTATTTTTCGGGTTTAATTGACTGATCAACTCGCCAAAGGTTTTGCGATAGGCAATGCCATGCACTGATGCTGTTTTGGCAATCATGGCTTGATCGGTGACGGATGAAATTGGGGTACCACCGAGCATTGCAGCCACGTTCATTGATCGGTATGCAAGACCAAGATTGGCTAACACCTCGGATTGCGGTGTATTCTGACCAGTGAACTCATCAAACATAATCTGGGCACGGTTAAGAGTTTTGTTTTCTTTTGTGGTGATTAAACCTTTTTCACGATCCTTCTTATCTGCAGCATCCATCAAAATACGCATGGCATTTTTAGGACTGCTGCCTAACTTTTCAACTAGTGCAATATCTTTAGACAAGCCATCAATATGAGCATTCACTAAATCTACAAACGGCATACCGCCAAATTCAGATTGGTACTCCATCCATGATTCAGCATCCTTGAAATGAAGCACGCGGCTTTCACTGTGGCGTGATGTGACTTTTGAATTACCACCAAAAGATTGACGACCTATTTCAGTTTTGTTTGCACCATTACTGCTTAGTGTGTCGTACGAATATTCTAGTAATTCACGGATTTCTTGCTGTGAATAGTACATGCCATCCTCATGCACATATTTTGAAGTGTCAATTAAACCTTCTGCTTTCTGTACCCATGCTTGTTTGCCAGCTAATACAATCTTTTCTAGGCTATGCGTCTGCGGCAATCCCCAATCATCCAGCTTGCCAATATCACCACCTGAGCGATTAAAGCGCTCGCGCATGTTTTCAAAGACTTCTCCCATTTTGTCGCTAATCTGTTTAGCTAATGGGTCGCCTGTGCTGTCACCAAAGCGTTCACGGACAATTTTCTGCACCAGTTCAGCATCAGTAAATACGCCTAAACCGCCTTTAATGTTGGTGTAAAAGTCAGTTAAATAGCCTTTTTGTACATCTGCTATTCCTCTTGACCATGAATCAATAGACTGTACGCCTGACATATCGCCATGTGCTGCAATCATGCGGTCTACCACCTCACTTGCTGGCAAGGTTGGATGATCTAGTAAGGCAAGGTTTCTGCTTTGAGTTAAAATATCATTTGCTGCAATAGCGTGCTTTCGCTTTAACTGCGCCTGAATATCTTGCGCCACAAACCCGCCTGCCTTGGTGAGCTTGTCTGCATCGGATAAATTGCGCCAGTTCTGAATATCCTGCTTTGCTAAGGATTTCATTGCATCTTTGATGCGCTGCTCAATTTGCTGTGCTTCTTGTTGATTTAATGATGCTTTGCCGAGTGCTTTAGCTACGGCAGCCTTGCATTGGTCTTTCATAATAAAAATGCTCAGATAATTTTGATCATCTGAGCATTGATTGGGATTTGGTTTGTTGGGTAATGATCAGGAATTGAATTCAGCTTCTGTCATTTCACCTAAATATGATACTGAATTAATTCGCACATCATAAACTTCCATCTCGGGGTATTTTTTCTGTGTTTCGATTTGAATTTGATTAGTAAAACCTTCCAAAAATGATTTCGTGATTTTATTCGTTGGGATACTAAAATCTAAACGAATATCTTGATCTAGATTATGTCCAGCTTTTTTATCTTTGTATGAAGCATGGCAAAGATAATAATGTGTTTTTTGAGAAGTTGACACTTACGACTCTCCAAGACTAATGGTTAAAAAATTGAATGCCAAAACTATCTCACATATAAATTGTGAAGTGAATCAAATACATCAAAATTATTTTAAAATACTAATTGCATCTTATTCCCCAAACTGTAAAGCACAACTAATTGCCGTTTGTGCTGCTAACGTATCTTGCTGTGCCTGTCGTGCTTCAGCTTCTAATTCATCCAGCCGTTCACGCAAGGTCATGGTGATTTCTTCAGGATTACCATCAGGATCGTAACGAGTCACACTGATCTTTTGATCAGGGTTTTGCATGATGATGTCGAGTGCTGCTGATTCCTCTGGACCATCACCAAACAATGAACCTTGGCGTGGATCTCCCATGCCATCGATACGATCAATCTC